GCCCAAGACCAGCCTAACACCATTAAGGGCGGCGGTTTGCTCTTTTTTGGACAAAGATCCGAAGTTTGGGGTGTAGGCCTCGGCTAGGTATTGCAGACTGGCATCCGACACCCCCGCTGCAATAATATCGGCTACCGTCGCTTTACCACCCCGAGCGGCATTGGCAACAATATTTGCTGATATGTTCCCCGCCGCCGTTCCCACCGCGACAGAGCCAGTCGCGCCGGTCACACCAGTTGCGGGAACATAGCCGCCTGTTATATCCCCAGTTACCGGATCACCTGCAACGTAATTACCAGCCGCCGCAGAAGCTGTGGAGATGACGTAGGCTTTCGCACCCTCTTTAATTATGTCCTCAGGAGACGTGCTTTTGCTCGTTACCTTCGCTGTAGCCTGAATGTATGGAATCAGCTTTAGCGAAGCGCCCCCGGTATATGGAGCCGCCGCAATACAGGCTACGATAGCGGCATACTGAAGTGGGTCTTTTTCAGCGGCCTTGCCAATGCCGTGTACAACATCCGACACCTCCTTGACAGCGCCAGTTAATCCAATGTCTTTGGAAAACTGAGTTGCCTCCCGGCTTACAGCTGATATGCCGACGGTTTTGTCAAAGTCGGATAGGGCTTGACCCACTGAGGCTGTTGCGCCAGATACAGCGCTTGCCGTCCCGGCACTGCCACTGTCCGTTCCTATAAATTGCGAAAATGATTGTGTAGGGTTTTTCCAAAAGCTCATATCATGCGCCTACTGCGGGGTTGACGGCATTGACCACAGCTTCGGCCCAGTCGTACCAGAGATCGAAAGCGTACGGGTCCGGGACCGCCTCATTGGCGAGCAAGTCGATGCCTTTGAATCCAGCTGCCCATGGTTTCCAGTCCGCTTCGGCACCCGGAATCGCGAGCTGCTGATTGGCATACAGTTCGCACATGAGACTGGCCCAAGAGTCCCATGTATGGTAGCGAGGATCGTAGACGAGTGCGACAGCCATTAATAAGGCCTGACATCGCCGGTGTCGGCATTGAGTAGCAGACGGCCAAGCTGGTAATCACCACCCTGGACGTTGCTACGAAAACGTAGGCGAAGCTCGCGGCGTTGCTCGCGAAGATCGATTCGCCCAGTAGTCTGGTCGAAAAAGTATGGCCCGGTGACGATGTCTTCGGATTGTGCGAAAGGGCGACCGTAGACATACAGCTCCATCTCGCCGCTCATGATAAAGTCGGGTTCTAAACGCTCAATGTGCAGTCCGATGTTGTCGCCAACACCAGCAGATTGTGTTGGACCACCGGATACCCACCCCAGATCATTGGTCTCGAAGTAGCTCTCGATCGCGTTTTGAACATCCCCAATGATAGCGTCGGTGCCGAATTCGTGCTGCCACAGGTTGATTCGATCTTCTGGAGTGCTGAACGTCAACGCCTCCGTTACCGTCGCTGTGGCCGCTTGCGACAGTGTTATGATCTGAGTCCAGATCGCAGTGATCGGGACCGAGAACCCACTCCCAGTACCGCCAATGGTCGCCGCCGTAGCACTTAAAACATCGCCAATAATGTACGCCGCACCCAGAGTGGTGATGGTAACTGTAGTGACTACAGCACCGGCTACCACGATGGTAGCCCTGGCCCCAAATCCAGTGCCCCCGGTGAGTGCTACATTGGTGTACGTGCCATTTGTATACAGCGTGCCCCCAGTGATTGCTCCAAGGGTCTTGATACCGCTGGATGTGATACCAGTCACCACGGTGTTACTCGGGATATTAGTTCCGGTCACGACTTGATTAAGCTCCACATCGCCGTTGTAGGTGTCGCTGGTAAGAATGTTACTGCCCGATATCAATGCATAGCTCGCTGTAAACACGATTTCCGTTTCGATTACATCCCACCCGGCATTAACCGGGAATTGAAATACTTGAGAGAAATAACCCGCCGAACGCCTAGCACCATTGGCTTCCCCGGCGTCGTACCAAGTAGCCTCGCGTACGTTGTAGATGATTGCATCGGTGCATTCGGTGGCATCGCCCCGTGGGTAGAACCACCATATTTCTCCGAATCGCGGCACTTTAGTCGCCCACACTTTTTGGCGCTGCGAGTAGTTAAGATTATCGTAAAAGTAATTCTGGTTCATGTTGTTCGGGATCTCTTTGGCCACGCCATTGTAGAGCATGAACCGGTCGACCGCGCACCAGTAGTAAATACCGTCGTATTCGATAGCCGACTGGCTGGAAAGTATCGACGTTTGACTAGTGATAATGTCGTAGCGCCAGTATTGAGCCGGTGTTCCTTGGCCCCCGATGTAGGACACCCGAACCAGCGAATCGGTCGACCAAAACAGCCCGGACGGTGCATTCGAACCACCACGCACTGGAAGACCCTGCACGATCTTGCCGGTAGCTACGTTCGTTTCGTTAGCATCGGCGCTCACCCAGTCATCCGGGTTCCCAGCAGCACAGTTGCGAATAAGTCCGTCGTTACCGTACACGAAAATGTAGGGGTGCAACACCACAACGCCACCGGAAACGTCCACATCGTTATCAATAGTCAGAGTGGAAGCCCCGCTGATCGTAGCGGCGTTCGAGATGATAAATACAGTAGCATTTGTAACTGAAACTACCGTGGTGTTCGCCGGTATGCCGGTACCCGTGACGATCTGCCCCGCGCCAATCAGATCGGTGCTGACCACGGTAACAGTAGTGGAGGTAGCGAGTGTAGCAGCGATGGTAAAAATACCGATCGCATTCAACGTGGTTCCGGTGATGCTGCCTATAAGCACTGGAGTGTTAGTGGTACTATCGATCGCTACGAGGTTCTGTCCCGGGTGAGCTACGATAGTGTTGTCCGCCCCCTCGCGATTGTAGAAACCGTCGAATTGCCACAAATTTAGTGCGCTTGCTGTAAACCCGTTCAGCGTAAATGTGCTAGCCCCCGCACCAATTCCGTTTTCATCGATAACTATTGTTTGCAGTCCATCACTATATCCACTAAAAATGGCGGTGAAGTTATCCTGCGCATTCAACCAAATGCCGCGTGACGGACCCACAAGGTCCGCACTAATCTGCTTGTACCCGCGAATTTTTCGTGGACGGCCCCGCTGGAATCGGACCCACCGGCCATCAGTGTAGAAGTCCATGTCGAACACTGTTCCATCTCGCTGAATGCCGGGTTTGGTGTCGAGCGCAAAGACTTTCACGGTCATGTGAAGACGCCCCCGGAAACACCGCCGGTAAATGTTCCAGTACCCGCGTAGGTCAGTCCGGTGGCGGTGAGCGTCAGGCGCAGCACACCCAGGATTGCCACGTTCCATTGTCCCGAACCTGCGCGATACATACCTGTGGTGGGTTCATTGCCGTAGTACAGAGCGGGGCTGGCGACGGTGCCATCAATCAAGCCGATAGAGGTAGAACCCGCAAGAACGGTATTGGCGTTAAGGATGTTAACGGAATCGCAGACCAGTGTGGCTTGCTGATTCGACGCGATAGAAGCGGTAGAAGCGCCGGACACCCCAGTAGAAATCGTGACTGTAAAGTTAGACGCAGTGCCATTAGTGGCGTTTTGTACATAGTAAACCTGAATGGTTTGTGGTACGATAATCGTCACGTTTCCAGTCAATGTACCGGTGAACTTCTGGATGACGTTCGTGGCCTCGGCGGACGTTAGTGTGTACGTGCCGCTGGTTACCGCTTTGGTGAGTTGTGTGAAGTTGAACTGCGAATTCTTGCCCAGTCCCACCGTGTAGAACGCTGTGCCCGAGGAGACGATAATCGCGGAATCACCAGCTTGGAAAGTAACGGTGAGTGAACCATTGAGTAGATCCGACCCGTTGGTGTTGACTGCCAGCGCACCAGTACCGGAATTGCGCACCAATACAAACCAATTCTCGCCCAGCGTCGCTGCTGCATCCAATGTTAAAGTACCCGCACCACCGGTCCACACCAGCGTTTCGGCTCGATCAGCGCTCACCGCCGCCCTATCCGATGAAAAAGTCGTGACGGGGTGCGATTGATTCAGAGTCTGCCCAATGGCGACTAGACCATAGCCAGCTAGCGTTGCAGCATCCGCACCGGAGGAACCGATGCCAAAGGCGATAATACCCCAAGTACCGGCGGTGGTAGCATTGGTGATAACGTAGATGTACTGGGCTTCCCCCGCAGCGACCGTTACAATAGTGTTCGCACCGGAGTAGTCTTTAACCGTTACAGCGACAGCGCCGACGTTGCGAATCAGTGCGTCTTGGCCCACGGATGTTTGGTTAGCCGGTGGCATCCACAGCTCGTGCGCGGTGGAAGCGGTGGACACCTCCATGATGCGAGCGGCAGCGGCGTCGTCGGTAGTACCATTGATGGGCCACTCCAACTGCAAGTCAGTGGTCAGGATGATGCGGCGGTAGGAAACGTCGGTGGGCTGAATGACGTTACCAGTAAAGGGGGAATTGTAACTCATGAATCAAGTACCGTTGCTTGTCGGTCACCAATACGGGTGAGATCCTCGCCCTTAAGCACTCGCACGATCTCGTCGTACTCGGCTTTCCACATCGGGAGTCGGGCGTCATTTTTAAGATAGGGCATAGCCTGGAGGAGCGAGCCGTAGAGCATGGCTTGAGGTGAATATTGGGTGAACCAGTTGGTCTGGTTACTCGAATCCAGCGGCTGGGCACGCTCGTAGTACAGCACCTCAAAATCGTAAGCCAGCGCCGGAGTGGGGGCCACGAGCCAGTGGGTGTAGTCGTAGTCGCAGTAATACCTCGGAACTTCCGTGGTGGTGGCATTGGGCCAATACTCACGAAGGTACTCGTACTTGCGCAGTAGCACCGGCTGGCGCTCCCCGGCTACGGTGATATTCATGGACACGGTCTTGCGCCACCGGGCCGGTTTGTCGATAATGCTGGCCCCTATCGTCATCGTACTAGCGTTGACGGTGAGGTTGCCGAGGAATTTGATGTCGGCTGCAAGCTTTTGCTCGCAGAGCATGATGAAGAGCGGGATCTTGGCTAGCGTAGCTGCGTCAATACGCTCCAGATACTGCTGGATGTCTAGCACTAGACTATCGTAAGTCATCACTACAGCAGTAGTCATATAGTTATCCTCTATCGATCAGTGCATCAGATTTTAACATGTATTTCGTTCTAGAGTCAAGCTCCTACATTTCTTTCGAAGTGTGGGCAATCCACCAGTGACTTGAAATTCCCGCCCCACCGGTTCTTGGAGTTAAGAGACTCCCAGTAGACACCCAAAGGGGCGAGGATACCCTTGTCCCAGATGATCTGCCCGTCCTTGAAGAAGTTTAGATCGATCGCGCAGCGCTTGAGGTGAATGGAGTTTAGGGTCTTGGAACGGCCAGTCTTGACGTAGATCGCTTGCTGTTCCGGGGTGCGAGCCAGTTCCCCACCGGTGACCACGAACCCCTGCTCCGTGGCGTGCTGAATGAGCTTGCAATCGTCGAGGAGGAACGCGGCTTGTTCTTGGCTGAGGCTCATTCCTTACCTCCTTTGCGCATTTCCATGACCTTCTCGACCGTGCGGCCACCAAAATAGGCCGTCATGACCAGCATGCCCCACTGGCCCAGCAGGGCGACATAGGACTCTTGGACCTGAATGCCTGCGGCGCTCAGGCCAGCAAAGATCAGGTAGGCCGTCAGGATGTAAATCAGCGTGCCGGGGCGGATGTTCTTGGACAGCCAAGAATCTGAGGCCATGTCGGACTTCCAGCGATCGGTCACGTTGTTATCCTGGCTGGCCTGTGCCGCCAGCAACGCTTTGAGTTCTTCCTGCTCCAACCGGGCTTTCTCGATACCGAGTTCGAGCAACCGCTCCTCGTGGTCGAATTGTAGCTGCCGCAGCTTAGCTACCTCTTCGGGGTTCGGAGTGTCGGAGATTTTAACGCCAAGCGCGTTTTCCACGACTTCCTTGCCTTTTGCTTGAATAGCCGAGGATAACAGCCCAAGGCCGTTCTGGGCCAGAGTGCCGAGTAGTGACGCGACGATTGGAATCATTTCTCTACCTTTTTGTTGATCAGATCAAAAGCTACTTTAACCTTCTCTTCTAATATAGCGACGCGCAGATCGAGTTTTGAGAGAACAATGATGAGCGTGATGATCGCCAACAGCATGGGCCAACCCTTTGATAGCATATCGAACAAATCCATGCGCTCATTCCCGTTAATTCAAGCCTATCAGCTTTTTGACGAATTCAGCGGCCACACCGGGGCCGAGCAGGACGGCGGCGATAGTGATGTAGAGTAACACCTCAATGTGCCGCATCCGCTTTTTTCCGGAATCAAGTGACTCGTTAATACGCTCGTAGCGTTGTGCGCATATCGCTTCATGAACCGATAAACGTGTCTCCATTGAATCTTCCATTTCAGTCATTCTTTGGCTCTTGTGGTGGCACTTGGGGATCGGCCTGCTCTTTGATGAGCAACATCAGCGCCATTGCATTGGTCTTGGCTGGGAGTTCCCCCAAAGCCCCAAGGATCATGTTTACAGCGTCAATTGGCAGTTCCAGTTTAATCATGCTG